ACAGATAATCAAAAAAGCTCCGGTTCTGCAAGTTAGCACATTGTTGTTTTAAATACTCTATATCATTACGATATTCCTTAACTAAAGCTTCAAAATGTTTTATTTTATCAGCTTGAGTTTCTATTAATAACTTCTTAGACCTATAATCACTTAGTTCATTTTGAATTTTTAAAAGCTCATTTTGTAAACACTTTATATGTTCAAGGGACTCGAGATATTTATCTTTAAATTCATTCTTTTCATTATGATAATGAGATACGATTGGTGGATATTGCTTTTCTAATATTTCTATAGCTTTATCATCTAAATATCTGAATTTACCTACAGTAGAAATATGCCCTTCGAACATCTTTTTATGCCTTGAAATAAACATAGAAACATTTTCATATTTTATGTTGTGACTTTTTGCAAATTGCGTAATATTCAAAAATCCTCCTTAGTTATTAACTAATATCTATACACGGTTATTAAAATATTACGACGGTTATCAGGTTTTTGCAAGGTGGGTTGCATGAGAAAATTGACTAAAGTGATAAAAGTTTAGTGTAATTGTTTGTATTGACTTTTTCAAAATATCTAATACAATATTATGTGCATCCTTAATAGGGTGTCTCAGCTAAACAACCACGTACCCGCGGGGTTGTTTATTTATTGACTTTTTTTAGTTTTGTGATATAATAAGAAATGTAATCGGAGTACTTCTGGTTACATCCTTAATTTTTTGTGAATATTGGACAATCGTCACATTTAAAATGAGACGGTTGTTCTCTTGTTTAGCCCTTAAAGTTATTAACTAACATCTATACATTGTTATCAAAAAATCATGATACTTATCATGTTTTTGCAAGTTCAGTTAGATGAAAAAATTGACTAAAGTTGAGAAAGTTGACAATGTTCTTCTAAATTAGTATAATTAAAATATATATATAATCTCAGAGGAGATATTATGTCATTTATTCAACCAATAACTGATAGAACAATATTAGACATAGACAAACTGCAAGAATACGATGAAATAGGGTATAAAAACTTAACAACGGAACAAAAGAACGAATGGTTAAGTGGTATGAAAGGTGCACTTAATTCCTCTGATTTAAACAGAATAGAATCTAATCAACAATATATATTCACACTTTTAAGTAACCAATATATTCTAACATTCAAAACTAACTGGTTAATGACTGACTTTGTAGAAGATTCTGATGAAAATAGAATTTTGATGAATTTAAAGACTTTAATGCAACCGTTTAATTTCGAAGAAGAGCCTCAAGTGCCTGAAAAACCTCTAAATTACTTCGAAAAAATAAATCAGATAGAAAATATCATCTTGCAAATGTATAACAAATATTATTCAAAAATAAAATATTATGAATTTCAAACAGATAATGGAGAAGATTTCTTAGTAGACGATGAGAACTTTATAGTAAATGACAATATATTAAGAGATGGATTTTTAACTAACCAAGATGAACCTTTTATTACTTCAGACGATGAGGATTTGAATGTGTTTACACAGCAGATTTAGCGATCTTTTTATGTAAACGTAATTCTCTTTTACGAGCATTAATCTTGTCTTTATTTTTTAAATAGTATTTTCTTCTGTAATCGTCAATTCTATCTTTGTTTTCACGATAATATTTTCTTTCACGTTCTAATATTTTGTCTTTATTCAGTAATCTATGTTTTCTCCTCTGTGCATTGATTTTATCTTTGTTTTTCAACCTATAAGCTTTCTTATAAGAATTGATTTTATCTTTGTTTCTCTGACGATATAGTCTATTTCTCTCTCTTATTTCATCTTTAAACTTTAAACAATACGCTCTTTTACGAGCGCTTATTTTATCTTTGTTTTTTAAGTAATAATCCTTTCCACGTTCTTTCCTATGCTCTTTGTGTTTATAGTACATTTTTAAAGCATATTTTCTTTTTTTTAAAGTTTCATCATCACAAATGTATTCGTCTAAATCCTCATCAAAATCTTGATCACATCCAAAAGGACAAGGTTCAACACAATCTTCTAAAGGACATATAAAACAAGTAACTTTTTCTTCCATAAACTCCAATTCTACAAAATGTTTCTTTTGTTCAATTATCTTACCACATTTAACATGAAAATGCTTGACTTTTCTCTGAAAATTTTATATAATATTACATATTTAAATCCCTTGGAGAACTATGTTATCTAATTTAACTACTTGGTTTTTTGTTATTTTAAATATTTTTGGTACAGTATTAAATATTAAAATGAATTATTGGTCTTTTGTTATATGGACTTTATGCAATATCTTTTGGCTCGTATATGACTTTTTCACTCATCAATATGCAAGATTAATTGCTGATTGTTTTAATTTATCCACTTCTACTTGGGGCATGATTGAGTGGTACAAAAATTATCAAAAGACGAAAAAATAAAAATTCTATCTATTTGGGAAAAGTTCTCTATTTCAGCTGAAGAACATCAAATAAATATATCTAAAGCTAAAGATTTGCCGAGTCAAATATTAGGCGCTTTAATTGATAATAAAAGTTTGCATGAAATACTTATTTTGTTTGGCGAGCTCTATTGGAGAATGAGCGATGATAAAGTTTGGTTCAAATGCTTCGAAAAGTATTTGAAAAACTGGGAGGACAAAAATAGAAACTAAAGTTTTTATCGAAAGTATGATTAATCCTACTATTATTTCTTGTTGCCTCTCTTTAAATATTCTTTGTTCAAACGAATTAAAAAAAATAATAAAAAAGAATAATGCAATACTTCTTGTTCTTTTATGTGGAGTGTTCCTTAATATCTTACTCCACAACTTTAGTTTTTCTTTAGAAACAATTTTAAATGGTCTTTTCTTAGGAACTTCTGGAATCGGTATTTATCATTTACTGAAAGGTTAAAATTCAATTGAAACTAAAAAAACAAAACAAATCTGAAGCTATTCAAAAAATCTGTTATGAATTACGTGGCAAATTAAGTGGTCAAAACCTTAAACAATGCATATTATATTTTTTGCTCTATCTCTTTTTGTCAGAAAAAATATCTAATAGAATT